ATAGTAGTACTGGTTTTTTGTACGTCTGCCCCGGTTTTTCCTTCAAACGCAGAAGTTTCTGCCTCGGTTGTTACTTTAGCTTGCAATTTTTCCTCAGTCGATCGTTGATCTTCTGCAGCAGCCATTGATTTATATGTTTCATTCAATGATGCTGCGCTAGTAACTTCTGCATTTAATAATTTATTAGCATTTGTATGTGCTGTATTTAAAGCAGCTTGTCCTTCGAGTCCTTCAAATATTTGTTCAGCGCTAACACCTAAATATTCTGCAGATTTTTCTAAGAAAAAAGGATTTGTTTTTAATTTGCTAGAATATTTAGAAATATAGTCACTAAATAATTCTACTTGTTTATTTGCATCACGTTGCAGTACTGCTTGTTGCATTGCTACACCAAAATTTTCACCAGCTGACGTAGTTATATCTTCACCGGCTAATGCTTGAAGTTCATACTCGCTAGTAATCATTTGATTATAATCTAGGAATCCTTTTGCACCGGTGGTAATAGTAGACATTTCTACACCTAACATTTTTGCTTTTCCTAATGCTAAAGCTAATTGTTTAGGCATTGCACCGAATACTACTCGTTCTTCAGCACTTAAATTTGCAAACTCTTTACTAATATCTGTTAATGTACCGGATTCATACCCTAACTTTTTAAATAATTCAGCAACATCTGTAACTTGTTCTTGAAATGATTTAGCCATGGCTAAACTACCATTTGCATATGCAGTTTGCGCGCTAGTAAAACTTTCATAAGCGTCTTCGCCTATTTTCATTTGTTCTAATGCTAACTCATTCTGTTCAACTAAAAATTTTCCGTAGTTTGTTTCATAAAATTTTTTGCCAACTGTAGCAAATAATTTTTTATTTTCTTCTACATTTTTTTTAGTATTTGCTGAATTAATGTTAAGGGTTTTAGATAAATTTTGTAAAGTTATACCAAAATTAGCAGCGTCTTTTGCATTTAAGTTAAATCCAGATTGTAAGCCTGCATTTAACTGTTCTAAAACTGTTAAATTATCTGATACTTTTTTTATTTCATCGCCAATTGTACCAAATACATTTAATTTTACAACAGCACCACCTTCGGTTTTATATAACTCAAATAGTTTGCGTAACTGTGCTTCGATTGACGCAAGTTCAGCAGATTGACCTTGTTTAGGTTGTTGCTTAAGCCGTTTAATTAGTTGTATTTGATGTTCGTAGGTCATTTGGAAATATCTTTTTATATAAATATTTACAATGGAGATTTTACTACTTTGTTTTTAGTTATAGATCTAGCAGCTTTTTGTTGTTCAGCTCGTTGATTGGCTTCTTCGTATATTTGATTTATTTTACGAATCCAAAATCTACGTAGATACACTGGCATATTATATAAATCATGCCATGACCATCTACCAGCGCCGTGCCATACTAAATTAAAAAGAGAGTCATGAAGTTGTACTCGGTCCTCTGGCTTAAAACCAAAAAAGGTCTGCGCCAATTGGAAACCCGGCAATGAAGGTGCTCCCATCTTCACCTTCAAACTCATAACTTGATAGTATACTAGGAGTATTGTCATTTATATATTTTCTAAATGGCTTAGATTCTTTTGCTAAAAATTTATAACGTATAAAATCTTGTATTTCATTTATATCACGTACACCGTTAACTTCGCAAATTGTCTGTTCTAGGAATTTTGAAACTTTATCTTCATCTACAGCATCATTTGATAAAAATTTAAACTTAATCTGAATACCAGATTCTGTTTTATAATCAAATTCTCCATTTTCATCAGAAACTAAATTAAAATCTGAATGTTTTAGTTTTGATAAGTCTACAACCCGATCTAAAATATTACCTGTTGCTGGGTGTTTTATCTTAACAGGATATTCTTTTCCGTAACTAAGAATACGTGCGGATATAATTAATCCGTTTTTGTCTACTTTAGTAATAGTAGAATAATCAACCGGTGTTATAATTAATGCTTCTAACAACTTATCCAACATAACTCCTTCTCGTATATATGATGGATTTGTTAGAATATCTTCGTCATATGCAGTCATATACCGCATTTCTATTGTACCATCTCGTAATGGATGATCTTTAGGATATACCATTCCTTTACTAACTAAACGAACAATTTCACTTGGAATATTATTACGTTTTGTTTCTTCGTACTGTTTTTTTGCTAATTGTATTAAATCGTGATTGGTAATTCTATCAGTCATACCGGCCATTATAACTCCTTATTATTTAATAATAAATATGTGCGAACATAAAATATGGGGGCAAAAACCCCCATAGTTATATATTTTTTAGTATTGCAATATTGCGTAATCAAATTTCAAAGTCAATTCGATTGTCATTGCTTCTTCTGTTCCCCAATCCATTTGGCCAAAGTTTGCATCTGAAATAAATGCTCCTTTTAATGACCAATTTTCAATTTTTTCACCTAATGCAGAAAGTGCATAGAATTCTATATCTCGTTTATAATCTGAAGAATATCCATCTCGACCTGTTATTGATTCATGATGGAAACGAATCCATTCCATTACTGCTTGTGCCCCTTCTGTTGTGATAGGATCATATACTGTAATAGAAACATCGCTCCATCTAGACTTTCCTTTAACTTTTCGGTCAATATTAATATGGTCTAATACAATCTCTCCGTTTGCAATAGTAGGACGAGCTGCAGCTTTTACTAAGTATGCAGGAATGTTAGTACCTGCCAATTGCATAATAAATCTGTTAGCATACTTCGGTTCCCACGAAAACGCACTATTAAATAAATCATTCTGACTAATATCAGGTAAGGTAGGTGTTAATGCCATTTTATTCCTTCATTTCTTTTTATATAAATATCCGCAAAGTAAAAAAGGCAGAACCGAAGTCCTGCCATTTTAAATCAATTTTATTTTAGAATTTTAATCAGGGAAACTTGCTCCAGTTGGTTGAATATTAAAATCTAAAATAATAAACTCAGCTGTACGGGTCGGTTGAAGAAATATTTGACCGTATAGAATGTTTTGATCAATTAAGTCTGGTGTGTTATTTGTTTGATCCATTACTACACGAAATGCATTTAATCCTTGCTGTGCTTTTACTCTATCTAAATATGGATTAACAATTGCTAAGAATCTCAAACGTGTTGCATCGGTATTTTGTTCAAATACTAAATATCTAGTTGAGGAAGCAATAAATTTCTTAACCGTAAGCAACAAACGACGCACATTGACGCGGTCTAATGCACTTGGAACACCTTGCAATGTCTTTTGCCCCCAGATAACTACTCCTTCGTTAGGGAAGTTGGCAATAGGATTAACACGGGCTTCATACAAGGTGTCTCGAGCTGATTGATTAAGATTGATATAAGTATCAGATACTGTAGTCAATCCTCCTCGCGTCAAACCAGCTGGTGCGTACCATGGTGCTGCTACTTGATCATTAAATGCCAATACCCCTGGTACTACTACGCTAGGCGGTACCCATAATGGAACGTTCTTTGCAGGATTAAGAATTCTTAACCATGGCCAATATGTTGATGTATAATTGCTATCAATGGTAGCTACTTGGCTTGTTACTGTGGTTAACGAATCTGTTAATGCATTTGAGTCCATTACATAAAATGAATCTTGTCGTGTTTCAACTAAGTTACGAGCTTCGGTTGTTACTACACTATGCAAACTATCGATAATCCCAGGAGTAATAAGCATATTGATATCATAATAATCAGTATTGCTTAACAATGTAAATGCTTTGTTATATGCTTTGGTTCCCGGGGTAGTTGTACCGGAACAATTAAATCCAAATGTATTGTTACTAGTTATGTTAGTTCCAGAATACTTTTTAAGATTTGGTTTTGCTCCATCAAATCCACCTTGGAATGGCACAATAAATTTTCTAGTTGATATAGCAACGTTAGTTGTGAATGTACCTCCAGTCAATGCAGATTCCAAAGACCCGGAATAAGCAGTAGTCGATGTTGGGAAATTTGCTGCAGCATCTTGATTAATGTTTCCTAGATAGAAATCAGTGTTGCTACCTGTATTGCTACCAGATGACGGTAATGGTGCTAAGTAATTTAAGTTGTTAACCGTGCTAAAATTAAATCCAAAATAAGTATTTGGTGAATATGTTACAACGACTTGTGATGTTTGATATGTAGCAGCTGTTAAATTCAATGAACCAGATGCCATTGGAATTGGAGCTTCTGGAGCTCGAAACCCAAACGGTACCAAAGTATTTTCATTGGTTTTAGTAGATACCCCGGTAGAAACTTGTACTCGAATAAATCTTGAAATGTTTGGATAATCGCCATTAGGTATGATATCGTTATTGTCAGAAATTGTTTGATAGCGATCACCAATAACTCTAGCAATATATCTAGGCGAATCTGGATTCAAGTTTACATTTAAGAATGTCTCTACGATATCTGGATTTCTATCAGTGTCTTCTGATGAATATGGAGATCCAGGAATGTTAGTAGTGTTAACACGACGAACTTCTACAGTGAATGTTCCATATCCAGCTGGATCAGATACTTCAGTAGATGTTTTCACATCACGTATACCAACTTTAACCTCATGGTTTACAGAAGTACCATGTGATAATGTATGAAACTTAAAAAGATCTTTTGCAACACTTCCAATTTTTTGTGAAGTAATCCATGGAGTGGCTGCAGTTGAATAGTCTGATAAGAATTCATAATTTGATAATAAAGCTAATTCTGTAGTAATATTACCAGCATTAGCAAATGCAGCATACGCAGTTGGATTTGCATATAATGCGTATACTGGATAATCTACTGATTTAGGACCAGTACCGAATACTTTGTTAACATAGTTATTTGCATTTGGATTGATTGATGCTGAGATTGCAACATCTTTTGCTACTAAAAATGAACCATCAAATCCAATTGCATCATCCTGTGCTGCAGTAAACGATCCAGATACTTTAATTGCAAATGAACCAGAGCCACCATCTAATAATACTGCATTTTCAAATATTTGACTAGTGCCATCTTGTGTTACTGGTTGTGTTGGATGTAATACGTGAGTTACAACTTCTACCTTACCTGCACCGGATCCAGATTTAGCAATAACTGCTAATGCACCATTGGTTAATTTATATCCATCTTCATAGAGAAGACGTGTTACTGTGATTACACTTCCATTACGCAAATAATCTTGTACTACAAAAGGCACATATGAATCATCAGTATATGATCCAAATGTTGCAATAAATTCTGAGTAGTTTCTTATTTGGGTAGGGATTAATGCAGGACCTTTTACAGTTGGTCCTATTACTGCTGCACCGATTGCAGCAACACCGCCGGCTAAAAATGACTGATCTACTTCATTTGTAAATACGCCGGGCGAAACAATTCTTTCTGCCATTAATATACTCCTATGATTTTATAATAAATATGGATTAAACAAGCCAAACCTTATTGAGCAGTAGTGAATGTTCCATCAGCAATATTGATTTCGCCTTCGCCGTAGCGATCTTTTAGTTTCTGTAATAGTTCTTGCTCTTGTTCTCTTAATGAATCGAATCTACGAATTGCATCTGCTTCCTGGGATTCTAACTGTTCAACACGTTGTTTAGCAAATTGTTTTTCGATGGAAATATTTCCTACTAT